TGTAACTCCATCTAATATATTAAGTTCAGCAGCAGTTGATGTAACCCCATCTAGTATGTTTAATTCTGCTTTGGTAGAAGTAATACCTAAGTTAGTGATCGCATTGGCTTGTTGTGTGCCAGTTAATCCTTGTGAAGCTGTATCTACTCGTAATCTATTGCCTAATGCAGTAGAAGTAGTTGTAGAGAAGTTAGCGTCATCGCCTAACGCTGCTGCTAATTCGTTTAGTGTGTTCAAAGCTGCTGGTGCAGTATCTACTACTCCTGCAACTTCTGCGTCCACATACGCTTTAATACTTTGTTGTGTTGATAATTTTGTAGAACTATTAGAAGTCATATCATCTTCATCTAATATAGCACTACCACTAACTCCAGTATTGATTACTGGACTTGTTAAAGTTTTGTTAGTTAAGGTTTGTGTATCTGTTAGTTGTACAATATCACTATTAGTAATAGATGCAATCTTTGTTGCAGTAGCTGCATTTCCAGTAGTATCTTGATTTAGAGTACCTACAACTAAATCTATTGTTCCATCTCCATCTTGATAAGTAGCAGTAATTCCAGTTTCGGTATTACCACTAAACATTGCTCCTACGACATCTTGTATTTCTTCATCGGTTTGGTCGGCAGTCGCATTACTTTCAACTGAATCAAGTTTTGTTTCTTGAGCATCAGTCATAAATCTTTTATTGGAAGCATCAGACATATTTGCTGTGCCAAATGTAGGCGAAGCTCCACTTACTACTGATTGGTCTAATGCTTTTACATCTGCGATACTTGTAAGTTCGCTATCCATTAACGCACCAGCACTTGTTACATTGGCAGTATCTGTTACATCTGCACTTGCTTCGATAGCGTTTAGTTTGCTATGGTCTGCATCAGTAAAGACATTTGAATCTGACGCTGCTTCTACTGCAGTTCTAATCTCTGCATTTGTTTGGTCAGCAGTAGCACTCGCTTCAATACCATCTAACTTAGAGTGGTCATCATCTGTAAATACATTAGAGTCAGAAGCACTATCTACAAGCGTTCTTATTTCAGAAGCTGTCTGATCTGCTGTAGCACTTGCTTCTATTGCATTTAATTTATTTAAAAGTGTTGTTGTAAAATTATTATCTGATTGTGTAGCTACTGATAAATCTATTGTGCCATCGCTATCCTCGTAAGTAACAGTAACACCTGACTCGGTATTACTTGAGAACATTGCTCCTACTATATCTTGAACTTGTTCTGAAGTAAGAGTTGCTTCAATTTTTGCATCTAGCTGTGTTTGTATGTTTGATGTAACACCATCAAGATAGTCAAATTCTGTAGCAGTTACGCCTGTGGCGTGTAAAGTATCTAAGTAGTTTAATTCTGTTACGCTACCAGTATATCCGTCTAATACATTTAGCTCGGCTGCTGTTGATGTTACTCCATCTAAAATATTTAATTCTGCAGTTGTCGCAGTAACGCCATCAAGAATGTTTAATTCTGCTGTAGTTGCAGTTACGCCATCTAAAATGTTTAATTCAGTTGCAGATGAAGAAGTGGCAGTAATCTTAGTTACTGCTGCATCGATTACACTCCCAGTATGCGTTGATGTAAAATTCGCCATAATATCTCCTAGTTAAGGGGAGCATAAAGCTCCCCTAATTAACTATTACGCATTGTTGAAGTTAACAATACCCATTGCTGTTGAATTTGCAGCGTGTGATAAAGCAGCTCCAAATAAAACATCAGCTACAACAGAAGTAGCCAAGTGGTCAATATCATAAGATGATTGAACTCTTGGAGCTAACTGTTGTGCAAAGTAGATCGAGTTTCTGTTGAAGATTGTAGCAGTTTCATCGCCACTACCACCATCATCGTCCCAGTCTGTACTTGCATACACTTCTAATCCATAAGCATTAATGATTCTTCCTGAAGCTAGAGGATTTTCAGCATCTCCTCTTTTTTGTGCTTCTGTGAAGTCGCCTAAAGATAATAGTGACATATACGCAGCAGGTGAACAATAGAAGTAGTGTTCTCCGTCTGTGTAGTCGTGTCCTGCGTCAAGAAGTTTCTGTAAACCAGATCTAATTAAAGCAGTTGTGAAAGTGTTGTCAGTTGAAAGTGACACATCGTTACCAGTAGCACCTTGCATTAATAATGCAATATAGTTTTCTACTTTTTTAGCTAAAGCGTAACCCATTGATTGTGCATAAGCATTGAATAGATCAGCAGATTCTTGAACTCTTACGATGTCCTCGATTCTTTTAGCTTCGTAATGATGTTGGTCAACGCCAAGTTGAATAACACCGTCGGTATTGTTAGTATATGTTACTGCAGTTCCTGCACTTTTAGATGCAGCAGTTTCTTCAGTAACCTTAGGTATATTTAGAATGTCGCCACCACCTGCTAACATAGATGAGAAGTCTAATACTTGATTTCTTAACTGAAATTTTCTTTCAGCATAATCAAGAATAGCATCTCTCCACATTTCAGGAATAAAATTAGCAGCTGTTGTTGTTGTTACATTTCCGTCAGCCATTTTATTTACTCTCCTTAAGTTTTAAAATGTTATTTTTTCTTAAGGTAATGACTTATCAAACTCTTATGCGAATCTCTACGCTTTGAACTGGTGTCCATATCAGAAAAAGGATTACCCTTAAACTTTTGTACGGACACTTGATTTTCAACTTGTCCTACATTGACTCCAGCTTTTTTATCAAACTCAGTAACTATGTCACGCAAAAGAGATAAATCATCTACCTTCTCAAATTTTTCTCTTTTCGTTTCAGGAATTTTACTTAGAAGAGATTCTCTTTCTTGATTTACATAATTAGAAAAAGATTCATTAACCTCATTAAACTTGGCTTCAAGATCTTTATTCTTATTTTGTTCCTCAACTAACAGAGCTTTGTATTCGCCTTGCTCTTCTAAAGTCTTTTTACGCTGTTCTTCCTGTGCAGTTGCTACTTCTTGAACTTGTGCTTTTAATTCATTTCGTTCTTTTACTAGCTCCTGAAAACGATAATATGGAACAGCTTCTTGTGTCTTTTTTTCGTCTTGACTGACTTGAGGTTCTTTTACAGCTTCCTCAACGGCTGTATTCTGTGTTTCTTCAGACATTTTTACTCCTTAAGTGGATTATATTATGGTATTAAGTTAAATATAGATTAAATTAATGACAATCAGAATGTCAAAGAAAATAAAAGAGTTTGAGTTCAAGCAAAAATGGTTTGATTATATGCAATATCAACCACACGAAGGACAAAGAAAATTACATTTTCCTGACAAACCTGACGCATCTTACTTCGTAAACATCTGTGGTAGAAGATATGGTAAGACTACTGCAGCATTTCGTGAAGCAGAATTTTACGCAGCACAACCTAATAAAAAAATATGGCTTGTTGGATTATCTTATAAGAAATCACGATTAATGTTTCGAGAAATCTGGAAAGATATGGTTGCAGGTAAAGCAAACGATATTGACAGAGCATCAGAAAAAGAACAGTATATAAAATTCAAATGGGGAACAACCGTAGAAGGTATGTCTTGTGAAAACCCAGACTCATTGGTTGGTGAAGGTGTAGATTTATTAATTATTGATGAAGCAGCAAAGATGCCAAGAAGAATATGGGATATGTATTTATCTCCAACACTTGTAGATAGAAAAGGTAAGGCAATCTTTATTACTACACCTGAAGGGTTTAATTGGATTTATGATTTATATCTATTAGGGCAAACAGATCCTCAATGGTATTCACAGCAATCTCCAAGTTGGGAAAATCAATATGCGTTTCCAGAAGGAAAGAAAGATTCTTTTATCCAGGAACGAAAAAGAAATATGTCTAAAGAATTATTTGACCAAGAGTTTGCAGCAAAGTTTACATCAATGGAAGGAAGAGTATATCCATTTGACAGAGAAATAGATATGGGCGATGTTCCATATCAAGAAAATTTACCAACCTATTGTTCAATGGACTTTGGATTTAGAATGCCATCAGTATTGTGGTTTCAAACATTTAAACAAGATGGTAATTGGCATATTAATATTATTGATGAAATAATTCACGAACGCAATATACCAACAGATAAATTAGCTGAAATGATAAAGAAAAAGAATTATCCAGTAATTACTTACTATGGTGATCCTGCTGGTAGTTTTGTACAAGGACAATCTGGACTTGGAGATATTCACATCTTACGCAGACACGGAATTTATGTAGAATACAGAATGGACAAACTATCTCGTGATATACAATCTGGTGTCAGTTATTGTCGTGGATTTTTTGAAAATGCAGATGGTTTAAGAAGAATAAAGATAGATAAAAAATGTGTAGGTATCGCAGAAGATTTTGAAGGATATAGATTTCCTGAAGCAGTAGAAGGAAAAGCTATCTCTAATAATCCAATTAAAGATGGCTTCTATGAACACGGTTGCGATGCTTTCAGATATTTTATCTTGAATAGATTTCCAATTAGAAGTAATTTCGTTGGAAGAATACCAAGATAAAAGGAACGATAAATGGTTTTAACTCCACAAGAGATTATAAAAGATTCACTAAGCAATTTTAAAGAAGAACAAGCGAAAGCTAGAAGAGAAGAAGTAAGAAAGTTTTTAGATTATTATTCTGGTTCTTTAACAGACCAATACATAGAAGGATATTTTAAATCTGACGCCTTCCAGGAAATCCCACATTACAATACAAACATCGTAAAGAAGTTTGTAAATCGTATGTCAAAAATTTATACTATCGGTGCTAAGAGGAATGTAAATGACAGGTATGTTGATTTGTCATCAGTTAAGAATGCTCGTATGAAACAAATGGAACGAATGACTCGTTTGCTTGGTACTTGTGCAACTTATGTTATGTACGATGAAATGGAAGAACGATTTGAGTATCGTCCTATTTATTACTTCGAACCTTATTTTGGTGACAATCCATACAGACCTGAAGCTATTGTATATCCTATGATGCACGGACACGCAGACTTATCTGATACAAATGATTTAATGTATGCTTACTGGGATAGCGAATTACATATGAAGTTTGATGACAATGGAAACATTATAGAAGAAATACAGCATAATCTTGGTGTATTGCCTTTTGTATTTACACACAGAGAAGAACAATTAGATTCGTTCTTTGTTGAAGGTGCTTCTGACTTGGTATCTGCGAATGAGCATATCAATATCACAATGACTGAAATGCAATTAGGATTACGATTCCAAATGTTTGGACAGCCAGTTGTAACTGGACTTATATCAGATAATGCAAATGTAAGAGCAGGATCAGATGAAATCTTAACATTGCCAGAAGGAAGTAATTACGACATCGTATCTCCAGAAGGAAATGTAA